GTCTCCCACTTGACCGTGGCGAGCATATAGGCGAGCTGGTCGTCTGTAACGCCGCGATAGTTGTCGTCGCGGTAATTGATGATGTTCTCCATCCCGACGACCTGATCCTGCGTCAGCCTGCCTCCAAACAGGCTATTGCGGACCTCGTCGAAGAAGACGGCCAGATTCATCGGTCAGCCTTTTTGGCGATCATGTCGCGGATTGTATCGAGCTTGTTAAAGACTTGCGCGAGTGTGTTGTTGAACTCGTCGCGGGTCATATACCGCCCGGCGACCAACACCTCGATCTCGCCGACCTTATCGGCCAGCTCCTTATCGGCCTTTTGGAGTTCCTTCACAGAAACCCAAACGGTATTAAGGATCCAGCCGCCCATAGCGCCGATAACGGCGACGGCTACGTCAAAGAAAATCTGTGTTTCGCTCGTCATCGCCTCGCCATCGCGTTCTGGTTTTCAGGAGCCATAACATTTTGAAAACTGACCGACCCAGATATTGCCTGACGCGGCGCGGCTTTGACAACGCCTTGGCGGCGGCTCTTTGCGCGTTCAGCTATCTCAGCCGTTCTAGCTTCATACTGTTTAGCTTTAGTTATGGCTTTGCTGAGTTCGGCCGGATCTTGCATCATCATGCCGATCTCAGTCGCCAGCTTTTCGTCAATTCTGCCCAGCGACCGTTTAATAACCGTATTGGCGATTGTCCACGCGCGGTTAAGAAATGGAATGTTCATCGACGAAGCGATGCGCGCCGAGGCCAGCTCATCCACCTCTGGTGCAGCCGCACGGCCCAGTCTAGCCTGTTCGTCGGCGAGTTTAGTGCGCCGGAACTCGTCGCGGATGTCGTTGACGATTTTCATGTCGTCTGGGCCAAGTATGTCTTCTAGCTTGCTAAAGAACTGCTGTCCTGTGGCCTTCTTAATGGTGCGCGGCGCTTCTTCGACCGCCGTTGCGAACGCGCCAGCGCGTGTCGCTTCGCCCGTCAACGGCGCGGTGAGCGATTTCTGAAGCTGCTGGGCGACTTGCATACGATTGATCGGCGCGCTTTGGGCGGCAAAATCGGCGCGCGCTTTCTTATATGCGGCGTTCTTTTCTAACTCCTTAATAAACTCCTTACGTGTGCCTTGAATCGCCGCTTTCTGCGCTCCGGCCAACCCGTAATCGCCCGGTTCGCTAACGATCTGATCGAGCGCCAACTTGACATTATGCAGCGCTTCCATGGGCGTAGCGGCAGCGCCGCGCTCAGCGGCTAAATCGTCAGCGACCTTGAACGCTGCCTTCATAGACGGGCGCGTAAGCAGATCTTCAGGAAGATCGGGCGCGGCCTGTCTAAACGCTTCGGCGTAATTAGTCTTAGCCGCCGCCGTTCGCGCCTCCTGCGCCGCCGCGAGTTCTTCTGGCGTGCCGGCCACCTGCGCCATACGCTGCGCCCGCGATGCTTCCTGCGCCTGCCGCGCGGCATAGGTCGCTTCCGGCACAATCTCAGCGGCCTGTCTGGCAACGGCCTGCGCGCGAGGGGCGTTAACGTCCGCCAACGCTTGCGGAATCGACATGCCGGGCGCAGCCGCTTCGAGCGCAGGCTGAATTTCCGGTGCGCCAAACACGTCCGCTATCATGCGGTTGGCTGGCGATAACGCACGGCGCACAGGCGGCGTGGCGGCTTCAGCTAAAGCATTGACGGCGAAACGGCTCGGCGCGCGGAGAAGTTGCGCGCCTTGCAGCCCTAACATCGTAGAGACAGGCGCTTCAGCAAAAGTCTCTGCCGGGCTACGAAGAAACCGCCCCGCACCGCGAAGCATTTCACTGCCGACAGTTGATAATGTTTGAACCGGACGCTCACGCAGCGCCTGCGCCGTAGCGCCCAGCGCTTCCGGCGTAAAACCCTGTGAGATAGCCATAACGTCTTGCGGGATGTTCCCGGCAACGCGTTCGACATATTCAGGCATCGGGCGTTTGGCAAAATAATCTTCAGCGGCTTTGGCTAAACCACCAATAAATTCAATGCCGGCTTGTTCAGTCTCAAGCGACGCAAACCGAAATTTTTCCGCGTCTGGCGTCGGGGCAAATTTACTAACGTCATAGCCGCTGGCACGCAGCTTTGCCATGATCTGTGACTTGGTCGTCCCTTCAGGAACGCCTTCGATGACAGTGCCGTCGGGCAGTTCAACGTCCATTAGTCACCCAGATCCATAAATTTGATGCGCTTGCGTTCAGCCGGCTTTTCAACAGGAGCCGTCATCTCACCAGCTTTACCGCGCGGCGGAGCGGCCGCCGGAGTAGGTAGATCAACGTCAGCGTATCTGGCCAGACGGCGCTTGACTTCGTTCCATGCTTTCAATCGAGCGTTCGAGCCGATTTTGGGGTTGGCGATGTCGCCCAACGCCTGCACGATAAACTCACGGTCTGCATTGGATATGTTCACGCCAAGACTGCCGCCCAGTCTGGCCAGAACGGTATCATTCAGAGTAGTCTTAAGCGCGGCTATAGCTTCCATTCCCTCGGTAGCCTCGCCGGTCATATATTCAATAGCTTCTGCAATACCAGTCTGTAGACCGCCGCTCGTAGACTGGCGGATAAGATCCGATACGCGGTCATTTCCGGTATCTGGATTAATTGCTATGTCCTGAAGAGTCTCTAATGCCGCTTTCTGTTGTGCGGCCTTTTCAGTGCCGATAGCAAAAGTGCGCTTGGGCTTCAGTTCCATAGACGGAACCGGGGGCAACGGCGCGGGCGCGGGTATAGGCGCAGGTGCGGCCATAGCATTGACGGGCGCAGCCATCGCATTGACGGGCGCAGCCATCGCATTAATAGGCGCAACCGGCGGGGCCATCATATTGATCGGGGGCTGGATTTCAGGGCCGCCCATGAACGTCGGAGAGCCCGCCGCCGCAAAGGCCGGCACCGCGCGCGAGCCGGGCATGGTCGTACCGCGAGCGATGTTAGCTTCCTGCATACGCCGACCGGCGTTGATACCTTTATTGTCGCCGGCAAGACTCTCAATAGCCCGCGCAATCGTCTCAGGGTTGCCTGACTGCACAGCCGGGACAATACGGCTGGGGACCGTGCCGTAGTTATAAGCGACCGAAGTCAACGCGGCGCGCGTATTCTCGGGCAGCGTAGACCAGACTTCTTCGCCGACCTTGGCCGCTGCCTTTGGCACAAACTCGGTCTGAATGCGGCGCTGAAGATCGCGTTCCGCGTCGCGTTCCGTAATAGGGGCCATACCTTTACGGACTTTTTCAACGGTGCCGTCTTCGCGCGTTACAGTGTCGCTGCCAAAACCCGTTCGATAAGCATTAACATCATAATAAGGAGTAGCGCTAAATCGCTCACGTTCTTTGATAAGCGATGTTGTCATATATGACGTGGGTGCGGCGGTAGCTTCTTCAGGGGATACGACGCGGGTGGTGCCTTTAATGCGGTAGCCAATTATGTTCTTATTCTTGTCTTCGACCGGCTCATATTGCGGGGCGCTGACCAGCCCACCAATAGGCGAGACCGCGCCGCCACCGAACTCAGGATACCGCATAGTCTGCGTTTGACCAGACGGCAGCGTAATATCCTTGGTCGTCTGTTTATACTGCTGTTCCGGTGTCAACAGCACCATTTTGCGCGTGTCGGCGTCCCATTTACGCTTGGCCAGCACTTCATATTCAGACGGGAAGATGTCCTTGAACTCGCCAATTGTCCGCAGATAGGCTTCCTGATCGCCTTCAGGCACCGCGCTCAAACGGGATAACGCCAAGGAACGGATCTTTTCATTAAGTTCCTGTAGTTTGACTTTGGACTCCAGATCTAGCTTTGCGGCTTCGCGGATGTCACGCTGCCCAGTCAATTCCATCGCCTGCGCGGTCTTGGCCGCCTGCAACTCAGCTAGCCGCGCGGCCTCGCCCTGCGCCATAGCGCCAAGAAAATTAATATTGGGGACTTGAAACTGCGGAGCATCGGGGTACTGAATCGGCATCATTTTCTCCCGTAGGCGTAACCAGCAGCTTGAACGCCTTGGCCAGCTAAAGCCGCCAATAGATTCGTCGGGCCCATCGCGGCGTTAGCGTAAGCTGAGCCAGTATTGACGAGGCTCTGCCCGCCAGCCTGTCCAGCCGCACCCTGACTCGCGGCCAGTTGCTGCGCTGTGTTACCGAACACATTGGCTAAGTTAGTGCCGGTGCCCATGTAGATGTTGCCAATGCCCTGTGCCGCACCAAAGCCAGTGTTAGCGCCGCCCTGCAACATTCCGATCTGATTAGCTCGGTTCTGCATAAATCGGGCGTAGGCGTTGCCATACTCTTGGCTGCCCATGTCCTGACCATAGCGCGTCGCCGCTTTTAGCGCGCTCCCCGAACCGCCTAGGCCGCCAGCCGCCATCTGCTGCCGAAGCGCCTTCTGGCCTTCAGCCATGCGGAAGGCATAGCCAGGATCCATCTGAAGCTGGGCAAGAGCGGGCTGATTCATAAACGCGCCAGACCCAGCACCCTGCGTAAGCCCCATGCCTCTCGCCAGAGCGTTAAGGCTCTGCTGTCCAAACTGCGAATAAGGCTGATATTGAGGAACGGCCTGCGCCTGCGCTTCTTTGAGCGCCGCTAGCTGCTGGCCTTGACCCTGCTGAAGCGACTGCTGTTGTTGCCCCGCCGCAATGGCGTTGAGCATCATAGCCTGTTGATTTGCCTGCGCTTGAGCGTTTGCGGCGGACTGAAAACCCATGCTATTGTTCTCTCGCTACGGTTCCGTCCGCCTGCGGGACAAAACCTAACCGGCCTAAGACGTTATACATGAAATCATGCCCTGCAGCAATTTTGGTAAATTTTGTGCCGGACAGAAGTTCCTTTAGTAGCCCTTTAGTTAGCCATCGCTTCCGCCATTCAGGAACAATAGAAACGTGCGTCTCGCCGTTCTTCCTGAATATGGCCCCTATAGGAATGTTGTCCCGCATCAAAACCGCCATATCCCAGTCAGAGGCGATCCTAGCGTAGTCTTCGTAGCTTATGTAATCCAACCAATCTGTCGCGGCGTAGCCTATCTTTAACGCCAGATCGCGGTTATCGGCTATTTCTGTCGTCACGAAATCTCGCGTCCAGAAGCGCGGATATTTATGCTGTCGGCAGCGCTGGCCAGAGTAGAGATAAAGCCGCCCGACGCCAACGCAGCGCCGACAATCTCTGGAAATGTATACGACTCAGCCGGCTGAAGCGTCTTAGTTTTGACGATCAAGTTCTGATTACCCGCCGAATCAGAAACCGTTACGAGATTCACGCTGATCGTTGCGGCGGTCGCGCCATAGTTAGTGGCCGTGAATTTATCAATCAACGCCGTCACGTTATTAGCGGTGTATTGTGTGGTCTGCGCGTTTTCGGCAGTTTTAGCCGGGATAAGAACCCTTACGGTAACGGTCATCTTAGCGCCCCATAACGGTTAGATTACAGTAGGTAGGTAAGACTAACGCGCCGGCGGCTTCATCGTAAACGCGGACACGGACAGAAGTGGCCGAGATAGAGTAGATCATACTCGTAATTCGCGCGCTGGCGAGAACCGGCGAAAACACAGGTATAATATTCGCGCTTTTGAAAATTCCCGCCGGCCAAGAAATCGTGTAGTCACCATCAGCCGTGCGGGTGACAGTAATGTCAGCGGACCCGTATGCCATGTTTTCAAACGCAACATAGTTAACGGTGCCAGCCGAACCCGCTGTAGGCGTGAACACGACGACAACTTTAGGCGACATAATCGCGTTGCCGCTAACGATATTAGCAGGTGTGTCCCCGGCGGTGCTATATAGTTTAGCGCCGCCAAGAGCGACGTTATCCGCGCCAACCTTTACGCCGTATCCGGCGTTAATATTTGACGCATTTATGAGATATCCAGCCGCGTTGTTCATGACATTGGCGTTTATCGCCATCGTCGCGTCGCCGTCTAACGACTCAAAAGCATACTGAACGCCACCAACACTCGTGAGATCATAAACGGCGTTGCCGCTAATAGCGACGCCTTTGGCGTCTATGTACGCGGCGACCGCGCGACCGTAACAATCGGTGAAAGTATTTGACGATACGGTCAGATTTTCAACATTTCTAGCGTAAATCACACCGCCATAGGTAGGGAAAAATGCCGATGTAGAATCCAATCCATGAAACGCAAAAGTGTTTCCTGAAATGGTTATGTTGCGCGACATTTCCGACGCGCCAGATTGAGCGTCTATGGCAATAGCGGCAGATCTTGGAGTCGATGTAGGCCCATAGAATGCGTTGCCCGTAACGACCAAATTGTATACGCCTACAGTGCTGCCGCCGCCAGTAGCATGTTCAAGGTTAAGCCCGATCTGGCAATTACGCACTGCGTTTCCAGAGACGGTGTTTGTATCGCCAGAATGGAAATCAATGCCCGTATAGTTCAGCACATTGGTAATAGTGTTGTTCGCCACAACGCAATTCGTCGGCATCGGCGAGTCTGTTGTGGACAGCGCCGGCGATGAGTAACTGCGCGATAGAGATATGCCGTAACCAGAATTGGGCAGACCCGGCGTTATATCGCGAACATTGTTGTTGGTTACGCGGACACGGATGGGCGAGATAAACGTAATACCCGCGTATCCGTTGTCATGGACATTACAATTTGTGATAACAGAATTTCGTATCCAATCAAGCCGGATACCTGTCTCGCCAAAATTATAAACTTCAACATTTTCGATAGTGATGTTGTCAAAATAGACAATTGTAGTCGGAGAAAAAGTTGATAGTTGACCAAAAATGCCGTTTGAATTGGCCGAGTAAGTCGCTGAATACGCGCCGTAAACCGTAAAATCTTTTAACTTGATGTTACTGCCCTTGAGCGACAGAGCATTCGATGCGCCGGTGTAATGAAGTTTACCCGGGCCAAAAACTTGCGTATTCGCCGGGACGTCGAGCGTCGTCGAATATCTATAAGTGCCAACAGGAAGATAGACGCGATTGGCGGTGTTCAAAGCATTCTGAATTGCCGTGGTCTGATCGCCCGTATCTCCCGACACTGCGCCAAAATCGAGGATACTGACAAATTCTTGCAGTTTGTTGTTGACAGTGCTGGCGACCGCGCCAGACAGAAATCCGCTAGAGTTAGATTGCTTGAATCCGATTAGTGCGTCGCCCTTGGCGTTATCTGAAGTATTTGCCAGATCGGAAATATCATTGATCGAAGGGACGTTATCTTTCGTCCAGATGGGCGATGTCGGCGGGTCTGTATCGGTGGACGGTGAAAGAACGAATTTGTAGCTCGCGCCAGCCGTCAACCATACTTCATTCGACCCGGATACGCGACCGGCGGCGTCCAGAATAATCGGATTGGTAAGCGTCGCCACGCCCGCGTTAGACGCATATATAGTTGTTTTGGTTGTAGTCCCCGCTTCGTAGACAAACAGTTTACCGCCGCTCAACGGGACGCCGTTGTCGTCAAAAAACTGCCAGCCTGCGCCTGCCAAATAAGAAAGTTGAACTGTCACGGTTAAGTCTCCTAGCTGAGGCGCAGTCTATCAGTGTTTACTATATGCATCAAGATTACGAGGTTATGAGCCCGAGCAGTTTCAGCGCCCTGACTATGTCGCCTATTGTATACGCTGTAGCGCCTGTGCCGCCCGTAAAAGTGGTGTTTCGAAACACGGTATTCGTAGCGCCTGCCGCCGTAACCGCTACGTTACCAACCGCTGTCGGTTGCGTGGCAGGCGTAGTGCCGTAAAAGCCGACATTGCCATCGACACGCATAGCGTAAAGAGCGTTCAACTGGCCGTCAGCTTCGATAGACACGCGCTGAGTAAGCGTCCCGCCCGCACCTGTAGGTCGTGTCCAAAATACTACGCGGCCAGATATATTATCGGCCCCCGATGCGGTGCCGACGAAAGCGGTCATTCTAGCTACTTCACGGTCAGTTCCGCCGGTAGCGTCAAGAGCATAAAACCTAAATAGACCAGATTGATCGCCAGAATTAACGCCCGTTGGAGATGCAAGCGTTCCTCGCGATTTATACATAGAATTTGTGCCAGCGCCCGTGCCGTTTACATATCCATATGTCACAAAGCCTTGCGCAATAGTATCGCTCTGCACACGAACGGACGCCACACCAGACCCGTATATATCTAACTTAAATGTCGGGCTTGCATTGCCAATACCGACATAATTATCGACCGGATCTACGACGAGCGTATCTGTGTCTACCGTCAATGAATTTGATACGACGGCATTGGTAGCCGTAAGAGTATTAGTGCTAGTGTTAAACGTCAGATCTGCGTCGTCTGTTAATTGGCCGCTTGTCGTCGCAAAAGTAACACGACCAGCAGTGAGCGAACTGACTTTTAAAGCTGTCTGAATTGTAGCGTTAGTGGCTGCTAAGGTGTTAGTGCCAGTGTCAAATGTCAGGTTAAGATTGTCTGTTATCTGACCTGAGGTTGTGACAATAGGAACACGACCAGCAGTGAGCGAACTAACCCTAAAGGTGGTTTGAACTGTAGCGTTAGCGAGGGTCATTGTCGTGCCGCTAACAGTAAAGTTAGTGGAACTTGTAAGAGAGCCTGTAGCGCTCCCAAAAACAATTTGTCCTGCCGTTATGCCAAAAGGCACAGATCCCGGTGTGACATTTTTCCAATACCCTAGCGCTGAATCATACGAGATAAGATTATTATTGGCTAAAGAACTAAATTCCACATTGCTGTCAGTTCCGCCAAGAATAGACCCCGGTAACAAAAGAACCTGAAACGAGCCAGAACCGCCAGCCCCAGCGTTTATCACGGTTCCAATTTGTGTCTTTATCCCCGGCGCAGAAGGTTTATTCTTTGTTAATCCGCCTGTAGTAGGGTTATACCAAATATCGTCATTGTCAGCCCATACTTCCCCGTATGCGGCCCCGTTTGTAGTTATATTACGGACAATGCCAAAAGCCGTGACGCGGCCAAAACTATTGTTCGCTATAGGTTCAGTAGCAACGCCGATGATTGCGCCGGGGTCTGTAAGACCCGCTACTGTCGGCGCGAAAGTAATTGTGCCTGAAGCGCCCACAGTGCCGGTTTTACGCACCGCCTGAAGAGGCGAATCATTTATAGCCGCAGAGGCTTTACCATATACATATATTTCTTCGCCTACTTGCTGAGTAATATTACTGGCACCCGTAGTATCTCCAGGGATGCCCATGTGCATATCTAAGCCGCCCGTGTCATTCCATGACATCGTGCCCGCTTGCGTTCCTGGCTCCGGCGAAGGGTAGTTGCTAAATCTTAAATACCCAACATTATCTTGATTGACGCTAGATAACGTCCCTAATTGAACAGGAGGGTTATTTAAAAGCGTTGCGTTATAAATACGGTTAATTTCCTCGAATGTCTCCGGCGTAGTGACCGGGCCTATTTGAAGATCGGTCAGCGAAAAGTCGCTCGTGCCGCCGCCGACAAGATTAAAAAGATTAAGAAAAAATCTATACCATTCACGCGATATGAGCCCAGTCCGCGCATCAGTGAGCGGAACACGCGGCGGCGTGATATTGGTGATATTAAGCATTCGTCGGGTCCAATATTAGCTCCGCTCCCATTATAGCTATCTTAACAGGATCGGTTCCCGATATCTCATATACGCGATCACGAATCTTCATGGTCATGCCGAGACGCCGCCAGATGGTTCTAGCCCCATAGTTTCCTATGGCCCCCATATAGCGCCAATGCTCATTCGACCATGTATGACCGCCGTCGTCAGACCAACGCAGCATGACCTGCGGATTTTCACCCTGACCGGACAAGATGCCCACGCCGGTTTCGCAGTCTAGCTGAAGGCTATGCTGCGCCGTTCTTTTCAGGTCATTTTGACCGGTTGGAAGGGCTCGCCAGCTCCGCAGCCAACGCTGTATTGATCCGTTATCAGCGTAAACATCGAGATCAAAAGCGTATAAATTGCCGTTTTCATAATCGCCAACGATTATCTCATTGTTAAACGAGAGCTGGCAGTTGCTACGATGGCGGGTAAACTCGCCGTCTACGAATCCGGCGCGCTCATGCCAAACCTGTGTAGAAACGTCATACACCCAAGTCGTATTGGCGTCAGGGAATATTAGCACGTAGAAAGAATGGCCGTCTTGCTGATAAGTATAGCCTATGGCGTCGGATAGATTTCCATACTGCTGGATCTGCCATTCAACGGCATGCGTGGATATGCGCGAGCCTGTGTAGCCATTGGCTCTGTAGACAATGCCGCGCCCGCGCGCATCGGCGCCTAGCCAGAATACGCCGTTGTCAAGTTTAGCGATGGAATATGGCGCAGCGCATCCAATTTCGTTAAACGCGCCTTGAATGCGCGCTAGCGGAAAATCAGCCGTGCCGGCGTCATACCAAACTTCAACGCTTGTCTGCCCAAAGAGCCAAACTTCGCGATGATCGACGATAAGTCCAACAAGATTGTCCGGCGAACCTTCGGCGCTCGCAAAGTCAAGCGGATCAATAGCCGTTCCGTCGTATAGGCTTGTAACCCAAAAACGCTGGCTATTGGGCTCGTTAAATACAAAATATCCGTCGATAAACCCGACATTCACCGCGCCAGGAAAGTCTGGGTCGGAAATAGGGTTAAAGACGCTGGTGCTGGTGTTGTATATAAATCCGTCTGGATTGGCCGCGATAAAAATCTGCGTGCCATTGTCGACCATAGATACAGGGCCGCTGCCAGTGACATTCCCTAGTTTCAAGACGACATAGTCAGAAGTAACCGAATAAAATTCGGTCCCCGACACGACATAGGCTACGCCTTTTACCTGCCACATTCCACGAATAGGGCCAGACCCTACAGTGGTCAGAAGACGTAAGCCAGGCGCGCGTTGAAGCCAAGCGGCTTCTTTGCCGCCTTCAGGAACAATCTCAGGATAAAGATTGACCATACGACTGTCGGCCGCATTGACGCTGCGCGCCACATAAGACGAGCCTAAAATCGGCGTCTTCATCAGTAGTTCCCGGCGTAGATATTATAGCGCTGGCGAGTGCCGACAATGCTGTAAGGCAGCGCCATGATGTCGTCGGGATTATTGATGCGCTTCAGATTGCGTTTGCTATACATCGCGATGCGCTGCACTTGCGCGGAAGGCTCGACACCAAATTCAGGTGCTAGTTCACAAGCCAGATTATACCGGAACGCCCGCAGATAGCCCGGCGGGAAAGTCAGCGGTGTGGCGAGATCAGCCGGCCCCGTCAGTTCCTCGACCGAAATGAAATGCCACTCCAGAAGCCGCAAGGGTTTCGGGTAGATATACATTTCAATGTCGGGAAACGTGTTGTTGACGAAAATGACCTGCGGATATGTGCTGGTAACAGTCTTGACGGCGATGCCGTTATACTGCTGCTGATTGATAAACTTGATGCCGTAGGAGACGTTGGTCTGCGGGTCGCGAAAGTAAGTCGAGTCGTCCAGCAGAACAGGGCGGTTGCCTACGAAGTTGCCCGTCGGGCCAAGCGTTCGGAACAGCTCGCCCGACGGCCAGTTAAAAACTTGGTCCTGTGTCGAAAATACCGACAGTCGCTCGGTGTTCCACGAGTCGATCATCTGATTGAGCGCCATCAACGCGTCCTGCGACGTTCCCGACGAGGGAGTTTCGCCCTCTGCGAGGACGCCCAACAGTCTCAGGGCTCCGTTGATCTGCTCGCCCGCCGTCGTCGTCATCTGGATCGAACCTTTCCCAGCCGTTCTCTTCGTCGTAGGCGGCTTCCAAATCCATAGTAGCAACTTTCACCCCGTGCTTGGGGTGACGAAGATAGATTACAGCCATTTTACACCTATGGTAAGGGCCGAGCGGCCCGTAGGCCGCTCGTAGAGTTAAAATCAGGAAACGGTGTAGTTCAGGTTGTAAACCGGAAACGTCACCGTATTGGCTAGCGTGCCGGTTGCCGCCGCCCGAATACGAAGGCGGTCGCCGGCAACGACGATGAGGTTGGCCGCCGTGCCGTTGAGCGTAAGCGACCGCCGGGTATTGGCCGACAGCGCCGTGCCGCCCGTAGACTTCGTCGTATTAGCGTCAGTCGCAGCCAGCATAGCCGTCGTCCCCGCACCAGCCTGACCAAGGTTGGTAATCGAGAACGTGATGTAATCGGTATTGCTCGCAGCGAGCGCGTCAACGCCCGAAAAGTCAGCGCCCGACAGCACGCCATCGGCCGGCACAATGACGAAAACGTCGCTGTTGCCGGTAGTGGCGATAGTCGCGCCCTGCTGGGTGTTAGAAAAACCGCTACGGATATTGGACAGCGACTTGGTGGTGCTGCTCAATGTAGTACCGGTAATCGTGCCGCCGGTAATCGTGCCTCCGCTGATCGTCGCACCCGTGATGGTCGTGCCAGCCACGAGTTCGGGATCAGAGAAGGCAACGCCGACAGGTTTTGTATTGGGCATTGCCTTCTCCTATGATTAGCCGATGCGATAGATCGTGTAGGCGGCGGTGCCCGTGCGACGGAAGCGGAAGCGAGCCGAAGCCGGGAACGTCGCCGTCTGAGCGTCCGCGACGACCGCGTTGCCGACGATGGTGTTACCAGCACCCGCACCAAACGTCACGTCGTTCTGGGCCGCGTCACCAAGGTTAATGACGACGACATCGAACGCCGAGTTCGTCTTGATACTCGGGAAAGCCGCATCAATCAGCGCGCCCGTCGGGAACGTGTAGGTGCCGGAATCCGTGCCGCCCGCGTCAACGGTGATAATGCCGTTAGCAAGATCGCCAACAGTGACCGTGACCGTCGCGCCCGTCAGCGCGCTCGGGGCGGGCTGCGGGGTCATAAGCGGCTCGGTCAGCGCGCCAGCGCCGAGCTGATAGCCGCCGACGGCGTTCGGAATAAGCGGATCCGGGCCAAGCGTTTCGAGCGGATACGCCGCGCTCTGCGTAGAGGGGGTGTAAGCAACCATGGTTCAATGCTCCTGAATTAGAGAAAAAGACGGGGCCGAAGCCCCATCTGATTAGCCCCAAAGGCGAACCGCCATCTGCGGACGAATGACGCTGTAGCCATACAGAACGTCAATACGGCAGGG